CAGCACTATTGATTTATGGTAAAACTTATTTAGCTAGTCGTGGTAAGTGGCTTACGTTAGAGCTTGACGAATACACGCAAGATTCAGATGTAACTATACGCGAAAGAATAGGCTTGCCAATCACACGGAAAAACGTACCCCCAGAGGAAGGCTCAACAGTTACCGATATATCAATAGGGCCAGCCATTGGCCTTTCACCCAAGAATGTACCCCTACCTGCTGTTGTTCCTGTGAATTGAGACGCCCTCTCTACAGCATTCCAAGTACCCGATAACAATGCAGGCGTGCCACCAGATACAGTTGTTGCGGTTGCGTTTCCCGTTAATGAAATTAATAGGTCTGGATTAGTGTCTCTTACTGTATTATTACCGCCAAACGCCCACCGTATATCATCAGGTGAAATATTTTTCAGTGGAGTTATATTGGCTGAAAAATCACACTTGGTTATAGTGCCTAAACTACCTGAGGGAACATTCCCACTATTAATTAGCCCTGAAAACCCTATACCGCCCGTAGGCGCATTCAAGATAACGTTATTAAACTCTATTACGAAAGCCTGCGACGCGCCAAAGTCTATACCAATGAATGTAGCGCTTGTTGATGCTAGTGCGAATCTATCAAATGAGTATATAAGATTATTAGCACCTAAAAGCTGTATACCAGTATTTGCGTTAGGGCTATTCGAGTTTATAAACTGAGTTAAACTTAAGTTATCAAATGAACCTACAGAATTACAGTTTTGAATCTGAATAGTATCTGCTATAAATTTCTTAACAGTGCCGACCGTATCTACAAATGTAAATGCTGTATTTGCTATGCCTGGGTCAACCGTAATATTGTGAATGAAAAAGTTAGCATCTGTTCCTGAGAACATAGATCCCGTACCGGTAAAGCTCAATTGAAAAGCATCTATATTCCCTGTAGTTATTGATGACCCATCAAGGCAAATAAAGTTCTTACTAGTCGATATATCAGCAGTTTGAATGAACCTTGTTTTTGCGTCTAGCGTTATAGTGGTCGCGTCTTGGGTTGGGAATTCCGATTCTTGAGATACATATACAGCAGTATCACCAATAACTGGGTTGAATAACTCAGTAAAGTTGGCCTGTGTTTTAGTCCATGCCGCAAAATCAGTGTCACCACCTTTGGCGTTTGCTGCGCCTATAGTTATATCTTGTTGAGCCATTACATCTCCGTTATATCTGTTGTTTTCTCTGTGGTGTCAGTGGTGAAGCCTGTGGTGTCTATCGTTACAGGTATACCAGAGCCTAATCGCTCGTTTATCTCTGCTATTTGTGATGCTAGGTTTACGTTTAGGTTGCTTAGGTTTGTATCAATCGCATTCTCTGAGCCGCCCGACCTTTTCCATAATTGGAATAAAACAAAGTCTCTATCATCAAAAGCTTTTTTAAGCTGAGGGTTTGCCGCTACCTCTGGTGGTAACTTGAGTTGTTTTGGCGGGTTGACGCGATCGACTGCCATTATCGTCTAACCTCTTTAACATCAATTAAGGTCGCTGAAATGGTCAACGGTACGGGGTCGGATATCCTAACTCTTGGGATTATTTCATCAGCCACAATATTTACATCAGCTTGAACATTTAAAACCCTGTCACCTAGTCGGCCTAAATCAACCCATTGCTCATCAGCAAACGACACGCCGCCATCAGTTGAGAAATCAACAATGAGTTTAGGGTCTTCACCTTGACCGGTTATTAGTCCTATGCCTGTTTCAACAACAAACTCAACTCTCGACAAGTGTAATGCTCGGCCCTTGACTGGGGGTACGTTTTTCCGTGTGATTGGCAAGCCTATTCTTTCGCGTATAGTTACATCTGAATCTTGCGTGTATTCGTCAAGCTCTAACGTAAGCCACTTACCACGACTAGCTAAATAAGTTTTACCATAAATCAATAGTGCTGATGTTGCTGAGTATGATTGATCTTTAAAGCTTCTTAGTTCAAACCAGCCGGCTTTACCTAATGATTCATTAACAGCAAAGGTTCTATTCTCTGAAGGGAAATTGATTATGTAAAAGTCTTGGCCCTGCAATGTGATAGCGTAAGCGTGTGCATCATCAATCTTTGTCATGCGTTCTATTGTATTTGACAACCCATCATCACTAATGCGCTCGTTAATGCCGCCCGACACTCTATATATTGCATGATCATCACCTAGCCAATACAAAGCCCTGTCTGTGTTAGTTAGTGAGTGTATAGCGCCTAAGCCTATGCTAAATTGTTGACCGTCTATTCTATCAATAGGTGGTTTTCCTGTGTCCGTGTTATACCATGGCTCGGTAGTTTTAACGCCGAACCGGTAAATAGTTTGATTGAATACATAATCTCTAACTAATTTATCAGGGTTTGATTCAGCACCGATAGCATCTAAACCGCTCACGTTTTCAGGTTGCCCAGGTTGTGCCATGAATGACAAGTTTTCTGTAGTGTAAATAAATTGATTGTTGATTATGGTTACAGATAAAACGTTGACCAAGTTTATGTTCGTGTTGATGATCAGTGTTTCAGAGAATGAGTTGTAAACATATACTTTAGTGTCAGCAACTATAACTAAGTTCTCACCATCATCTGACATTATGCAGCGATTAACGCCATCAATGACACCTCTGTCAGTATGTGCGCCAAACGAATCAATGCTGTATAAAGTATTTCCAACAATGCGGTATGCTACGCTGTTCATATCATGAGCGCCGCGATCATCTCCATCAGTAACGGTACTGGTTAATGATTGCCCGGGGAATGAATATAAAACAAAAGCATCTTTAGCTAATTCATTTAGTTGTTGGTACATGTTAATAGTGCGCTGGTCTGAAACGTTGCGCGTTCTACTCTGGTATGTTCCACCAGTAAAGTTATAAGGCACTGTGTTAAATGCTGGCATTATGGCGCCCAGCCAATGGTTTCTTGTGGTTGCGTTGGGTATTTAATGTTGTGCTCTGCATTGTTGGCAGAGTCAATGGCCTCTAAAAATAGACCGTCATTAATAATAGATTGCTCTACATCTTCATTAAATATACTGGCCTGCTTCAAGCACCCGTATAAATATATATTGGGGTACTTTGTTAATATGTCGTTAGTTTGATTTGTTGGCGATAACGGCGTTAAGTCTGCCGTATATGTTAACGTTACTGTGTAAATAACATCAGGAAGAATATCGAATTCTATTTCATTATTCCTAACAGTAAAAAAACAAGGCGTTCCCGTTGCGCGTCGAATTATTAATTGGTCTGGCGTTCTGAACTTCAATCCGTAAATATCATCATCTATTGTTATGCTGAACTTTCTTGATGATTGGAATCCGTCGGGCAATGCTAAAAACCTAGATGTTGTGGTATTTTGTGCGGTTGATATCTTCTCGTTAAGATTCATCTTAAGAGACCCTTCAGGATTAGAGCGTATTTCAACCTCAGTTATATCTAGGAAGTCATCAAACTTAGTGCCTAGATTTCTTCTGTGGGTTTGCTCTAGTACCGCTTTCTTTAAGTTGTCGTAAGTATCGTAAGCCATTACTTAACCTTATGATAAAAAGGGAGGTGCTACCCTCCCTTATATTTTCTAGCCTTCGGTGTTAGCCTCGACCTTTGCTTTCGTTGGTGCTTTCGCTTTTTTTACTTTAAGTTCTTCCATCCATGAACCAAGAGCCTTTTTGTTTTCAATTTCAAACTCTTCATCCACTTTTCTTAACTTGCCGTAAAAACCAACCTTGTTAGCTTTAACCTTCATAAATCACCTACACAATAACGTAGTTGTTATCGTAATCATTGGTTGCGTCAATGGTGCTTAACGGCATTAAGGCCGCTGACACGGTAATTGTTGGCGTAGTGCCGCCAGTTACATAACGAATACCAATGAATTGAGCGCTTTCAGTTAATTTAGTGGGCGGGATTGGTACGATTACCGTAAATCCTGACACTAATAAGTCGGCGTCTTGCGCTGGTGCTGTAGGAGTTCCGGCTTCAAATAAGCGACTGCCAACTAATTGACGGCCCGTTGATTGGCCTGCGTTAGTTGCGTACTCCACTTGAAACTCATAAGACTCATCACCGGTGCCTTGATCGGCTGCAACTTCAATAAAGAATGCTACGGCCATCGCTTCACCATTACCGATTGAACGGTTTTGAGATAAGTCGATTACGTTGGTTCCTGTAACTGAACCTGCGCCTGATACTGCTTGGCTGTCGGATAGTTCGTTTTGATTATCAATATACATAATATTCCCCTTATACCACTTCGGCTTCGGTGTTAACAATGGTATCCATGATTTTTACTGGAGTACCAAGAAACATAAGTTGATGGATGTTATCGCCAAACTGGTTAATAGCTGGCTCGATTGTTACCGCTGCTGAACTCTTTTCAAGTGCAGCTAGTCGCAAGTGTGAAGCAACTGTACGGTTAACATAAAAAACATCTTTGACTGATGCCATGTTAGGTATGCGATCTTGAGCGCGAGCCATCAACTTAATGATTGCTGTAGTCGCTGAAGGTAGTTGCGTACCTGTTTGTGCTACTAAATCGCTAATATCAATGTTAGGGATTCGTACAGCGTAACGCCAATCTTTAACAACTAACCCGTTATCCCATGAGTAATCATCGGCATATACACGGAAGCGGTCGTTATTAGCATCAAAGCCGTCAATCTCACCAAGGTCTTGATGGTCAATACCAGCGCGTGAACCCTTAGGGTATACGCCGTAAATGGTATCTGAACCCCAACCAATTAAAAAGATAGAGGTATTGTCGGAGCCAGTACCACCGGCGCCTAATACGTTCTCGCTGTTAGCTGAACCACTCAAAGCATTATAGCGAGCTGCAAATCCGACATATTCTTCGGGGTTAGCAGACGTGCCATAAATTAATGTGGTGGCTTGAGTTTGAGCCATAGACTCGATAAAAGCCTTTGATTCACTTAAACGGAAAGTGTTTACGTTACCGTTAAGCTTAGCCATTTTAACATCAACTTCAGAGCGCGCCGTTAGCATTGCTGCGTTTTCGGTGATTTGTGCTGTGGTTGATTTAGACTTAGGAACACCTTGATTAATCTGGCGATAAAAAGAAGTAGGTAATCCAGTACGGATAGTTACTTGTTCACCAGTAGGAAGGTTTCCTTCTTTGAATGGCATATCTTCTAGTGCCATGTTTGTTTGAGATAAAATCTCTACGATCATAGGGGTCTTACCCTTTGGATCGTTTCGCTTTGCCCAGTCGGTAAGCGTTAATACATTATTTCCAATAGTAGCCATGTTAGCCTCTCGTTATTTCTTGCCGTAGAAGATTTCTTCTTGTGACAAATTAGATTGTGTTGCCATAGACTTTCCAGTCTTAGGCGTTGCTTTAATTTTCTTTCTAGCAGTTGCAGTTTTCTTGGCTTTATCTTCAGTGCTAGCTTTACGCTTCACATCATCTATAACCAACTGAACCAACTTTGCACTTTCAGCCACTCGCTTCATTTGCTCGGCTGTCCAATCACCTTCCTTGTAGTAATCGTCAATGGCTTTCATCTCATCCGAATAGGCTTGAGTTGGCTTGCCTTTGTCATCTACCCAGTGTGGATTAGCTTCTACTAATTTGACTCTCTCAGCGGTTACATCGACGTTTGAACTCTCACTAGTTTGGTTATTCGCTTTAACCTCACCTAGCTTTGACTTGCGATTGTCTGCGCGTTCTTTTAGTCTGATATACTCGTCTGGATCATCTTCTTTCAACTCAGACCAATTAACTTCTTTATCCTCACCAACTAAAACCTCTAGTTGTTCAGCTAAATCATTCGTCTTGGTGATAGCTTCGCTCAATAAAGTAACGTCACCATCTAGTTTTTTGCGATCTTCTGCTAAAACTTGAGTCTTTTTCGTGTAGTCAGCTTGCATTAATTGGCCAGCTTCTAAGTTCTCGATGTCTTTAGCGGTGTATTCTTTTCCGTTTATATCATAAACAAGAATATCGCCTTCCTCATCTCCCTTATCTTCTTCGCCGTCGCCTGCTTCCTCTTCAGATTCTTTCGAGCTTTCGTCAGCATCCGCTGATTCTTCCTCTATTTCCTCTGGCTGATCATCCTTTGCCGCTTCACCGGTTGGCGCTTCGAGAGGCTCCGATTCATCGACGGGATAAAATGCGTTTACTGTTTCTTCAAATGTCTGCTCTTGTTCATCGCTCATTTTTTATTTCCTGGTTAAAGGTTTGAATATCTTCTAATGTTTTGAATGCTAAATCACCGTTAGTGATGATTACCTCTAGATTGATTTCAAGTTCTTCTATTAAATTCAATCTAATGTTGCACTCTTGCATTTGTAAAGTATCGGCAAACCCCAGGTTTTCAAACTTTTCTATTGTTACCTCTTTAAGTAACGATGTTGCTGCGATAAACATTGGATGATTTAGTATTGCTTCAGCTTGTTTCGCGTTGTCAATATCACCCGCTAATTCTGTTTCGTTTCTCATTTGAGTCCTAAGGGTTATTCAAACTTTGTAAGGCTTTATTTTACCACTGTTTAACGTTAATTCATAATATGCTTTACTATAGTGTCAATCAGTATTACTATGGTGTCAGATGATATCAAATACAGGGGTTTATATGAATACAACGACACAGAAAATTAAATCAAAAGGTTATAGTTTGCCTGAATTCCTTAAGGTGGTTGGCTTTAGCCTTAGTACCTACCGAAGATACGAGAAGCAAGGCAATGATTGTCACTCAATGCTTACTAGGCTTATAGATGAACTGGAGGTTAAATGATTATAGGTAGAGTGGTATTTCACATTAAAAAGGGTTAACCATGAATGAAGAATCAGCAAGAGAGTTGCTAGGTAGCTCCATCAATAAAGATAATTCTTTATATAATTGCGGTTGGTATCTTGATTGGCCCAACTTTAATAACGCCGTAACGATGGATGGTGAGTTTACCGTTAAAGACATTGAAGCGATACTGTGGTGGGTTAATAATAAAAAGATAATAAAGCAAAGCCCCGATTAAGGGGCGTTATCCTTTAAGCTCCAGGTATACTTGTGTTTTCTTTGATTTGTAACTCGGTTAAATCAAAAGACAAGTTATCATCGTGTTGTTTACCATCTTGCAAGGTCGAGATGTTGAACTCTCTAGCCTTCTCTCGTAGCTGTGCAACACCTAGCGCAGCTTTCTTATCATCTGCTTGAGCTTTGGATTGTGCTTTGATTACCTCTACTTCTGATAGCGCTTGTAGCTGCCTAATCTGCTCTGATTGTGCCTCCATACCCTGTTGCATTTGCAGGACCATTTGATTGAGCTGCTCGTTGTCTGCGCGTAGCTGTTCGGCTGGCTCTTCAGGGTCATTAACAAACGGGCTAACGTCTTTAATGTCCGAGGCTTTCATCATCTTATTAAGAATGTTGAATCGTTTCTTTTCGTCTGTAAGTGTAGAGCCTTCAGCCTTGAGTTGTGATGATATCTGCCATAGGCCCATCATGTTTTCAACTACATTGCTGTTATCGCCAGCGCCCAAGCCTATTTCAGTATCTATATTATCGTCATACTTCCAGTTTGCCGGATTAGCCTTTAACGCTTTACCTAGTACGCTAAATTCAATTTGCGGTATTCTGTGGTGTGCTGCCATCCATGCAACACCTTCATATAGCTTACGGTAGAATACCTCTACTATATTTCGTGCAATCTTCTCAATTCTCGCGCCGTCTGCTTTCTCTATGCCAGTGAATCTAGTAGCGGTTTCTTTTGCTAGCTTGTCACCATCCAAACCTTGTGATGTAAGTTGGTTTCCAACACGTTGAGCTTTCATCTGATCCATATGCTGCTTGACTAGTAACGCCTTGTCACCTATAAACTCAGTAGCCAACGGCATAATCATATCGGTTAATGGTCTGTCACCTCTAACTTGAACAACGCCACCGAGCTTACTTGATAGTGCTTCATCCAAGTTAACACCATGCTTTCCGACTCTTACCGCTTTCTTGGTATTGTTTACAGCGTATACATTATCAAGTACGCCGCGAGTAATTGCCGTATTGACTTCGGCTATATCTGTGACTTGACCGCCCCATGATTCACCAATAACTGAATGAGGTGTAATCAATGCTGAGCCTACAGCGTAAGGAACATGATCGAATGGCTCATTAACTAAGATGGTGTCCTCAACTAACTGTATGTTTCTGCGTTCTGATATGCCGTCACCGTTGTAATCAACCTTGACGTATAAATCAGACACTAACACTAATTGACTAGACCACTCACCAAAGTCCACCTGAGGTATGTTACCCAGCGAATCAGTGTTGATAAATCTAGCTATTGTTCCGTTGATTGATGCTGATGGTAAATCCGCTACAAAATCTCTTGTGTGGCCTTCAGCTACTAGCTCGCCTCTTGATTTATAGAACTCGTCGCCTACTAATTCAGCATCGTCCTTAGTTGCTGCGCCTTGTGATATTAAGAATGATCCACTAGGCACGCCAACAACTTTAATCTCTTGTCGTTTAACTTTGGCCCTAATCAATACATCAAACGTACCGTCTTCATTTTCAGTGTGGGAGACTAGCTCAACTTCCTTGTTGTTTCTATTCTCAGTTATTGCTTCTAATTGTTCCTCAACTTCAATAGCGGTGATGTTTTCCCATTCATGATCTTCTGTTGTTTCCGTTTCTTCATAGAAGTATTTAACAACACCGGCCTTTAGTTTTAATATCTCGGTTAGTGCGCCGCTTTGTGTTGCGTATGAATCCGGCTGACCCCTGATTAACCAATCAACAAAGTTTGTTTTCTCTGTGGCCTCATTGACTTGTATTTCATTATCTGGATTGGCTGCATTAAACTTAATGATAGAACCGGCACCTAAGAACATTCTAACTAATGAGGTATGAGCTGATTCGACGGCATCTTTAACATCGTTTGAAACAAACCGAGAGCGTCCAGGTACTTCTGTTCCATATAGTTCAGCGTTATATCTATCTTCTAGAAATTGATTGCGCCTATCTAAATCGCTTCGGTTGTTTGCTGCATCAACTCGTTTAGCGTTTACTATGTCTAGTAGTGCGTCATCAGATAAGTTTGCCATGTTAAACTATTCCTACTGGTTCGTAATCGGTTGTTGCCCATTCTTCTTCTATCTCAGGCATATATAAGCACATCATAACACTATCGGCCTCGTTGGGCGAATCTATGCCCTCCTTCTTCATGTCCTGCTTACTCATTATCTGCCTCAAACCGTTACTGCCTTTCTTTCGTGGTATGCGGCAAAGCTGAGAGCGCAACGCCAACATATCCTTAATACCTTTACTATCTAGACTTATCATCTCGTCAGGATCAATGTATTCGCCATTAACCACGCACTTATATGTATTGTAAAACCTATCAGCTAAGGCAAAGTAATATTGAGCGCGATTATTTTTAAATGTCTCGGCGTATGTTTTCGGTTTATCATCTTTTTTGTCGTTGACTTCTTGGTATGTATCTTCGGCGTTGTCTTGACCTGAGCCGGACAATGATCCTTTGAACATGTGATAGTTAGTGTTGGTGCCTTTGAAGTTGTCAGATATTTGACGCTTCAATCCTGTACCCATACCATCACCATCAAACACAAACCAGTCGGCTTTAAATTCTTTTGCTAAATCTGTTGCCCAATCACAACAAACATCTATCTCGCCACTATCCTTACACTGTACTGATTTAATTATCGAACCATGCCTAACGGCAAACCCAGCAGCATCCCCTCCATCGTCGAAAGGATCATGTGAAGCGATGACGGCACCGTGTGGTTCAAAGGCTTTTTTGAGTCTGTCTAGCTTGTGCGCATCTATAGCGGCATCAAACCACTCAGGCTTAATAATTGAATTCTCTACCTCGTCCATGTATTCACCATGCCATTTGTGGTCGTATGCCGCTTGAGTTAATTGCTCTTTATCGTCTAGTCTTTCCTGCTCTAATCCTGAAGCTATAAACCATGATTGAGGCATGTCTGTATAATTCATCTGAACAACCATGATAGTATCGTCTTCATAATACCCCACCCTATTCAATGAGTCTTCAGCTCTTTCTAGCCACTTCCTAGCAACTGCGCCAGTTCTCGCGCCCCTATTCATTGTTATAATGATCTCGGGCATCTTTACATCACTATCTAGTAGTATTTTATTTAATTCATCTTGTGATGTCAGGCTTCTTCCGTTGAGTAATAACTCTGTATCCTTGGCGTTTAATCTAACCGATGCGGTCAACACCCTTAATGTGTTGGCTGATATGTCCTCGCCTTCCTCTATCCATAAACCATCAACACCTGAAAGGGTGGATTTTAAAGAGGTAATATTTCTAGCAAGGCCGCGATAAAATGTTCTGCCTCCCGATGATTCATGAGTTATTGATGTTTTTGTGTCCTCGAATCCAGATATATTTAACCTTGCTATCTCGTCTAGAATCGTTCTATGCACTGATTCTTCAATAGAATTTTGATTCTCCCTTGCACAACACCATAACTCCCCATTAGATACTTTAGCAGCAACATAGTCAGCGATGCCGGTAGATTTAGTTGATCCCCTACCACCTACTATGATTTTTATTCTTTTTGGTTTTGTGAATATAGGGTGAAGGTTTTTAACATACTTGATATCAATGCTAGTCATCAGCACCAACAGGTATAAAATTGAAGGTTGTCATCTCTACAGGGCCACCATTAGCGCCGGTGATTTCCTGCTTAACCTTAGTTCCTTCCTTACGGTCTATGACTCTGTGAGCTGTATTTAAATCCTTATCATCTAAAGCGCTAGAGACTATTATCTTGGCTTTTAATGTGGGTTGATTCTTAAGTGTCTCTTTTCGCTCCGCAAACTCGTCATTTTTTTGACAGTATTCATATAATGCAGTCTTACTTATATCTGCATGTACACAAGCTTCTAAATCAGTAGCGCCCACTAAAAAAGCAGACTCAAGTAAACGGATTACATTATCCGTCATTACTGTAGGTCTGCCGCCTTTATCTTTCTTCATAATATGTCATTCCTATTAAGGTTATTGACTAGTTAAAATTATTTGCTTTTCTTTCTATTGTGGGTCTTTGCTCTATCACCACGTTTAGGCTTTGTTTTGTGTGCCATGATAACCTCTTAAGTTTTATCAGTCCATATTGTGTTAACGTTTGCTTTATCTCCCCATGTTGTGATCACTGCTAGCTTATCACCCCATGTTGTGGATACTGCTGTTTTATCTGTCCATATGCTTGATGGCTCGCCTATGTCAAAGGACAGAATATCAAATGCAAGCACATCAAATGCAGCATCACTGAAGGATGCCATTAGCTACCGCGCCATAGGTTAGCAGCAATACCGGCACCTAGCACAGTAGCACCATTAACTTTAACAGTGTCAACGCTTGCAACACCTGAGCTAGTTGTAATTGCTCCGCCTGTTACTATAGCAGAGGCGGCGATATCATTTAAACCTGTTAACCCCACACCTTTAGCTAATACGATATTTACAAGCGGTAGTAGGTGGCGTGGTTGTGTTTGCTCCATCTGTGCCGCGCATATCAGTATTCAGTGTGGTGATTGCCACTAAGGCAACATTTGCCACGGTATCAGTTGCAGCATCAAAATCATTTAAAGCGGTTATTTGTGCTGGAATGGTTGTTCCGGTATCCACTAAAATAGAATCAACATTAGTGTCAACTGTTGCAAGATTTGCCGAAGTTGCGTATGTCGCGCTCGTTACTGTTCTAGCGTTAAGTTCTGAGTTAGTCGGTACATCTGCAATAGCTGCTGTGTGGTCTGCCGTTTGTATTACATCATCACCAAAACTATTAGGCGTCGTATAGATTACTCCTGGTACTGCGATAACTTGAACATCTGCGGTCACTGAGGCCGGAAAGCCTTGCAATACATCAGCGTTAGTTTCTGCTTGAGTCAAATCAAAAGCGTAAAATCCATCTTCTGTTTCAGTTGGGTTTACATCGTTTGTCGCTACTGCCGAACCGTTATCTTTTCTTAAATTAGCGGTAATGTTAGCGGCATCACCCGTTACAGGTGTGTTGTCAGTTCTATCAAATGCGAAAACTATCATTTTTTGGCTTGCTACATTTTTCTGCATTGTCTAACTCGCTAATAGATTTGTGAAATAGTATGGACTTAGTATACCACCCGTAGGTGTTGCTGTCACAGTATGGGTCGGTGTTGCAATTATATCACTTGTGCCAGTTGTTAAACTTGCCGCTGGAATGGTCCACGTAATTGTTTCTGTGCTTGGTATGTCATATGTTCCGAATGCTGGTAATGTAATTGTAGCAACAGTATCACCAACCGATAAAACCACATCAGTATTATCTAAAGCAGTTTTTATTAATGAATCCCAGTTAGTGCCACTTGCTGCTATGTCTGAATCACTACCGCCCGCAATGCCATCTTCGCTAGACGTACCAGTAACAAAGGTGTCACCGGCTAGTGTCAAGATGATAGTTTTACCACCGGTTACTATATCAGATTCGGTTTGGGTTGGTACTGCTGTGCCTGTTACTGTTATACCGCTACCACCCAAATCAATCCACACACTACCATCTGTCGGCATATTTACGCCAGTTGCGTTGTTGCCTCCGATAGTATCGGTTAATATCGGTGTTCCTGACCCGTGGTTTGATGCTGTGGGGCTGTAATTATGTAAAAGTATTGCGCCGGTTGAATCGAAAACATCTATGTTCAATAACTTAGCTAATGAGCATTCGCTGTCTAAGTTCCCCATTATTTGAGATATTCCAGCGGTGTTTGCTAACGTTGAGCTCGTAACTTCTTCTACATACCCTGATCCATAATCAAAAAAGAATGAAAATATACCGTGACTAACTCCATTTAACCCAGCCGTAAATACATATTTAATTTTATATGTATTACCGTTAACAAGTGTCGTTCCAGAGCCTAAAAACGAGCCTTTCCTGGCGAGTCTATTGTTAAATATAAAAAAACCTACAGTTCCCGATGTAAAAAGCGCCTGCCATGCTGTACTGCTATTTTCCCATATAAATTCCATCTCAAAGGTGTAAGATGCTGCCACCTGCGAAGGAACGTCCGGTTGTAGTAATACGTCAGAAAGTAAATTACTTACGGTTAATAGATCATCAACGCCATCAAACTGTAGCGCCCAAGCCATTATATTATTCCCTCTGATTTAATATACCACTCGCTTGTCGGGTCTGACCTCATTAAAATATACTCACTAGGTTTCAATTGATAACCACTAGAAAGCAGCTTATCTACTGCTGCTTGCGGGTCTTTCTCGCCCCTACACCAATATAGGAGAATGCCGCTCATGTGAACTAGTTTAGGGGGCTGTATAACGTTTTCGTTTTCGTCAATGGCGTAACCATCTAACTGCCGTTTTGTCTTGTTTTCGTTAAATACTCCTTCATAGAATAAAGGGTTTAACTCTGCCACACTATCAGGTATATCAGACGCAATTAATATCAACCTGTTATGCATTGTATAACCCTTATTGTGATGTTAATTTAATTTGCGGTCGTTGATTCTTTCTATTTCAGCTTCTAACTTAGCGATTTTTTCGCTGTTCGCTGTTTTTTTACGGAAGGTTAACCAATAGAACATTGTGCCTAATATACCAAAGAAGCAGGATGCAATAAAACCAAGTCCAGGAGCATTAGTGTTGATGAACTCGAACCAACCTTGGTCATTCGCGATCCCGCCACTTACTGCGATTGCTATTGCGCCATCCCCTAAAGCCCTTGTTATTTCTTGCTTCACGGGGTTTTTTCTCCGATTTTAGAAATAATACAACTCTTACTATAGCCCCAAATACCAAAACCAATGTCAGATACATATTCCCATAATGATTGAAGTGCTGTACTAATTCCATTCCTAGACACCCACATTTGAAGTAACCCCACGCTTATAATTAATTCATCATATAATGTGTAAATTGTTGATGTGATTAATGATGATTCTTCTGTAAGATTCCATATTACCATAAAATGCACACTTGCTGCAAAAATGAGTAACCACATCTGTCTTATTGCTGCTCTATCAAAAACCACAATCGCCGCCATAGTAAATGCAGTTAGAGCATCTAAAACCATTGCTGTATTAACTTGCCTTAAGAACTCAGCCATAGAGTCATTTTTTGACTCTGGTATCGCTACGCCAACTAAGCAAGCGGCAACTATTACCGCTGAGTGTAATCTCCTACCAGAGCCAAGGCACATTAAAAGGAAAAATAAAATAGCCATAAAATACATTAACGATACGGCTATGTAATATATTACATCTGAGTACATGATTTACTTCCTAGGCTTTTTGCCTTTGCGTGTTGCCATTGGATGTCCTTATTTGTCATTAAAGTGTAAGTCCATTGTATCACTTTTTGAAAGCTTTTATACCTATAGCCGCTAAACACACGATGTATAGCAGTTCAGCATAGTTAGGCACTAGCTCTTTAATCGCTGCCGTTCCTGCTCTTGCTGCCTCTGCTATTAATGGGTTATCAAGCATCACAGATAAAATTACTGATATAAATATTACCGGTATTGGCAATGTAATAATTAATGTTATCCATTCGTCTTTCCATGAACTATTGCCGCTTTCAGCTTGAATAGCCTCCCACTCAGCCTCTTTATTGTCAGAGTCCATTAAGCGCTGTATTTGCTGCTGCTTAACTTTTGTCTTGTTGTTGTTCTTAGTTGTAAAGTGGTTAGTTATTGGTGAAACTAAACCTGAAACG